GTACGGGGATTTCTCGGTGGCGGGTGCAAGGCGGCTCGACGCCTATGCCAATCCGGACGGGTTGCTGATCGAGGAAAGGCTTTCCGAATGAGCCGCTTCACCGCCATCGATCTGTCAGGCCTGAAGCCGCCAGATATCATTGAGACGCTGGACTATGAAGCCATCGTCACGGCGATGCGCGACGACCTCGTCGACCGGTTTCCGCTCATCGCCGGGGTCATCGACCTCGAGAGCGAACCTGCGCGCAAGTTGATCGAGGCCTTCGCCTACCGTGAACTCCGTCTCCGGGCCCGGATCAACGATGCCGCAAGGGCTGTGTTGCTGGCCTCGTCTTACGGCGCCAACCTCGACCACCTCGGCGCACTGTTCGCGACCGCGCGGCAGGATGGCGAGAGTGACGACAGGTTCCGCCGCCGCATCCAGCTGGCGCCCGAGGCCTTTTCCGTCGCGGGCCCTGAGGGTGCCTACCAGTACCATGCGCTGACGGTGGCGCCGTGGGCGCGCGATGTTTCGGCAATCTCGACCAGGCCCGGGATCGTCCGGGTGACCGTGCTCAAGACAGGAACAGAGCCGTCTCCCACGCTCGCCGAGCGGGAGACGATCCGACTCCACCTCAGGGATGGGGCCATCCGCCCTCTCACCGATGTGGTCGAAGTGCTGGCGCCAGCCATCCGGAGAACCCGGATCGTTGCCCGGCTCACACTGTACCCCGGCCCGGATGCGCAAGTCGTGCGCCAGCGCGCGCTCTCTGCCGTCACATCGTGGGTCGAGAAGAACCGCATGCTGGGCATGAACCTCCGGCGTTCGGCGCTCTATGCGGCGTTGCATCAGGAAGGCGTGCATTCGGTCGACCTGCTCTCACCAGCCGATGACTTCGTGCTGGACGTGACCGAGGTCTACGCGGTCGATACCATTGAAGTCACCATCGCATCGGTGCGCGATGAGTGACGCCATGCCACGCCAGACGCTGCTCCCGCCGAACCATACGCAATTCGAGGAAGCGGCCGACCTTACGGGAGCGCGGATCGACGAGTTGCCCGTCGAGATCCCGAAGCTGGTCCGGCCCTATGACATCCCGTCCACCCATCTCGCATGGCTGGCCTGGAACCTCTCGGTCGATCTGTGGGAACAGGACTGGCGAGAGGACAAGCACAGGGTCCTCGCGGCCCGCTCGCTGCCGATGCACGCGCGGAAGGGCACGCAGGCCTCGATTGCCGAGCACATTCGGATCATGGGCGCGGACCCGCGCCGCTTCATCGTCCCGCCGGCCAAGACCTATCTGATGGAGGGCTTCACCGAAGAGGAGCGCAATGCGTTTCTCGACCGATTTCCGCAGCTTCGGGTCTATCCTTTTGTCTCGCGTGGTACCTACCGCTTTGCGCACTTCACGTCGGCGGCGTTCGGCAGGGATAAAGCCTTTCTCGACGCCTCACTCATCAAGGACGTCGGGGCGTGGTCGCGCTACATTCGCACGGCGAAACTCTGGGATCGTGGTGAGGAGACGACGCTCACCATCCGCGCCGTGACGCCCGAAGGTGCCGGCAGGTTCCACGCCGCCGCGTTCGACGAGGTCGTGCTCGGCCCGAAGCCCACGGCGGCCATGCATCTCGACGCGCCTCCGAAGGCGAGGTCGTTCCTGATCGATGATTTCGGCGTGGCGCAGCGGCTGATTCGTATTCCGCGCGATGCCACTTACGCATTTCGGCTGGGCCGCGAGACTTACACGACGGCCTATCCGAATGCTGACCTGATCGACGTGCGCCCGCAGGCAGTGGCGGAGCCGCATCCCGGCCAGCCCGGCGTGCTCTACGCCACCCGGCGGCAGTTCATCCACGGCAAGCATCTGCCACCCACGATTTCGTGGAGATACATCTACGAGCGCTGGCACATTCACGATGCTGACCGGATCCCGGACGTCAGGATGCGCTCCACCCATCTCGGCTATACCCGGCTCGGCATGCCGCCATTTCATGCGGAGATCAGGACCCGGATCGCAGGCACACAGGCCCCGCGCACGGCGGGGCTGTTCGTCAACGGCCACCTGATGACGGGCAACCGCAAGCCCATCAGGGATATCCGTGAGGCGGTGCGCGTCTCGAAATCGCTCAGGGACAAGATCCTGCTGGACACGAAGACCTTCCGCTTCCCCCGCGCAGGCGACCGCCTGAAGCTGGGAACGGTCCGGATCGGAACATTCATCGAGGCATAGACATGGAACAGGTAGTCATCTTCCGAGACCGGCAGGAACTGCAGTCGGCCGATCTCAACAACATGCAGGACTTTGCGCGTGCGTCGCTTGACCATGTGGTGAAGGACGCCATCGACGGCGGGAAGGCCTATTCCGGCTTCTCGGCGTCCAAGACCGCCGCGACCGAGATCACGCTCTCGCCAGGCCGCCTCTATGCCGGGGGCGAGGTCTTCGCCCGCGACGAGAACGTGGTGATAGACCTGTTCAACGTGCTGCCGTTGGTCACGCGGAAGCGCATCGCCATCGTCGCCTTCGGCCAGTCCGTCGAAACCGACGTCCAGCCCCGGGATTTCCTGATCGACGCCCAGCTCGGCACCACCGAGCCCCAGTCAGTGGCGATGGAGAGCCTCCGCCGCGCCGAGCTGTCGGCGGTTGCCGGGACGGAGAGCCCGGACCCGGCCTATCCGCCGACCGATGCCAACGTGGTCGTGATCTGCTACGCCACGCTCGACACCTCAGGGATCGTCTCGATCGAGCAGTGGACGCCGACCCAGCTTCCCAACCTGAGGCTGGTCGCCAACCGGGTCTCGGCCCTCGAGGTGTGGCGCGGCCAGATCAGCGGGCAGGTCGATACGCTGAGGACCGACCTCTCGGCGCTCGCCGACCGGCTGGGCGCCTATGCGCTGAAAAGCGAAACGGTGGACCTGACCGAGCAGCTGGAGGAACTTCGCCGCAAGGTCTACGAGCCTGGCGCCTACATCTACTACGGCACCAACCATTTCCTGACGGATGAGGGCACGAACTTCGGCCACGCCTCCTTCGATGCCGTGGTGGGGGAGGGCATTCGCTTCCCTGAGGCGGGTTCCGCCAGCTCGGCCCTGGCACTGCTCAACCCCAACAATGCCTTCGTCACCGTCAACAGCGGCTTCGTGCTGCCGAAGTACGCCCATGGGCTGCGCATGAACCTCGCCGGCTACTCCGGCGAGCTGCGCATGGCGCAGTATACCTTCGAGACCACCGAGATCCGCCAGCTGTTCCGCTCGCGCGAGCGCCGCCGGTACGGAGCGACACGGGAGGTGTGCACCAATTCCTCGTGGTGGCGGCAGGGCCTCTACGACCAGACCGCCGGAACCTTCACCCGCAACGGCGAGACCTGGGAAGTCGTCAACGGCATCCCGGACCGCATGCCCAACGGCCAGGTCATCCCCAACGGCAATGTCCACTGGGTACGCCTCAGGCAGTTCTGGATCGACGTCTATCTCGAGCCCTACTGGGATCGCGTCAGCACCACCACGATGCTGAACGGCCAGCAGGTGGCCCAGACCTTCCTCAATTCGCAGGACGGCTGGCTGTCGCAGGTGGGGGTGTATTTCAGCCGGAAGGCGGCCTCGGGCGACGTCAATGTGCTCGTTACTGAAACCGCCTATGGCATGCCGGACCTCAGCCGGGTCATCTCCCGGACCGTGCTGCCAGTCGCCAATATCCAGGTCGGCGCACCGGGGGCCAATGCCGCCCTTCCGGCGCTGGTCGAAACCACCGTGCCGATCGTTCCCACCTACCTGGTGGCGGGTCGCCGCTACGCCATCGTGCTGGTCACCACGGGCGACCATTACATCGCCCTGACGAATACCGACAATGGCGTCGTGCAGGGCACCTTCTTCACCTCGACCGACGGGGCCTTCTTCGCCGGCAATCTTGTCGACGATCTCAAGATGCGGCTTTATTTCGCGAGGTTCGAGCGGACCCGCCTGTCGGTCGAGCTCACCGCCCTCCAGCTGGCTGGGGGAATCCTCGATCTCGACATCCTCAACGAGGGGATCACGCCGCCTGCCTGCCGCACCGACGTCGAGGTGCAGGTGAATGGCGCGTGGATCCCGCTCGACGGGGTGCCCAACGGCCCGAACCTCTCGGGGCTCCCCGCCATTCTGCCGCTGCGCATCACGCTCACCGGCACAACCGACCTGATGCCGGGCTTCGGGCTTACAAACTCGCAGGCCATCGTCAGCCGCCCCAAGACGGCCTTCACCTGGGTCGGGACCGCCCGGACGCTCGGCTCGCCCACCACCAGCATCAAGATCATCACCGATCTGCAGGCCTTCGATGAAGCGAAGCACGATTGCACGGTCTCGCTGAGGACCGGCGCCACGCTGGCCACAACCGAGACCGCCGATGTGGTGCAGGACGAGACTCTCGCCAATGGAACGATCCGCAGGACTTCCCTCTTCAACATCGCCTCGGCCAGCAAGTACGAGGTGAGGATCGTCGGGTCGACCACCAGCGCCGCCGAGCAGTTCCTCGTCGCCGAGATGATCGAATTCGCGCAGTCGTGATGAGCTGCAATCAGGAGAAAACGTGATGGCAAGGAAACCGACCCATTACAGGCTGACCGTCAACCGGCCGCTCGAGGTGATGAACGCCCGGTTCCGGCCCGGCGCGCGCTACACCGTCAAGGCCGCCGTCCACGATGCCATCCGGGAGCAGGTGGCGGACGCGATCGCCACCGCCGAGCCCATGCTGATGGAGTGATCATGCTCAGGTTCGAGGACCTCAGGGTCAGGGATCAGCAGCCGCTCGACCGGGACTTCTTCAACCGGCGCTTCCGGCTGATCGCCGAGACTTTCGGGCAGCTCAACGCAGAGGTCACATCGGTCACCACCGACACCGACCGCCTCGTTGCCCTCGGCCTGACCCGGGTCAACGAGGTGCTGGGGCCGCTTCTCGCGAAGCTGCAGGCAG